TTTTAATTTATTTCTTAATTTAAATGACAATAAGACTGCAAATGATGAAAATAAATTTACACCTTCAGTAAATGCTGAAAATATAGCTAATGATTTTGCTCTTTCATGCCAATTTACTTCTTCATCAAAACTATCTCTAACGTTCATTAAAGTTTCAATCTTAGCCATTGTAGCTTCATCTTCTAAAAATTCACTAAAATCATCTAAACCTAATTCTTCATTTAACAAAGAATAAGCTTCAGCATGTACAGTTTCCATAGCTCCAAAAACAGTTGCCATTGCAATAATTTCTGGTTTTCTAAACCATTTTGTAACTAAACCTGTCCAATAATCATTAACTACTGTTTCAGTTTGGGCAAAACCTTTTAAAATAGAACCAATAATGTTTTTTTCAGTTTCAGTTAAACTTTGCTTCCAATCATTAATATCACTCATCATAGGAACTTCTGTATGNATCCAATGTGCTTGTTGTTGTTTTAACCAATANTCAAATGCTACTGGGTATTCAAATGGTTTGTAAACTACTCTTTCTTTTGTAATGTCTAATTTCATTTCTTAGGTATTTAATTCGAAAAATTTCTTTGATAATGTTTTTCTATCAACATTATCTATGTTAGTAAAACCATTTGAGTTATTTACAGGTGTTGGATTGTCATCTTCATTATACTCATCAGTAATCTCAAAATGTCCAGTTGAAGTATCAGCTTTTATAATGTAAGTAATTCCATCCATCCCATATCTATTTTTCATAACATGGAATCTACCAGTATTATTAACTTTATCTTCTTTTTTCCTTGATAAGGACATAGCAAAGTCTGTAATCATCATTTTATCATATGATCCAGCTGCTTTATCACCCTCAATAACATCATCTTTAGAACCAGCTCTATTAACTTGAGAAACACTCCAAATAGGTATGTTTAATTCTCTAGCTAATCCCTTTGTGCTCGTATAAATATCATCAATTTCAAACTTACGGTCTGTAGATTTTCTTTTTGATGAAAGTAAGTCAACATAATCTATAATTATTAAATCTGGCTCTATTCCTAAACTTTTTACTTTAGCTATATGCGCCTCAACTGTGCTAATTGTAGCACGACCTGTTGGAAATTCTTTAATAATTAATTCACCTTTTAAACTTTCTACTGTTTCTTCTACTTTTGTTCTATGTTCAAGAACTTTATTAACTGCTATATTAGTAAAAAAGGCATCATATCTTCTTCCAACATAATCTTCTCCTAACTCTAAAGTATAATGTAAAACATTGTAACCTAATTTAATAGCAAATCCTCCTAAAGCAACTAGAGACCATGATTTACCACCACCTGGATTACCAAATATTAATCCAAAATCTCCATTCCCTAATCCCCCTTGCAACATATCATTTATAGTACTCCATGGGGTTGGGATAGTTATCCTATTATCTTCTCTATATCTAGATTCAACATCTTTATTATACTCATGACCCATATTTTTATCTTGTCCTGCTTTCATAGCATTTTCAATCATAAATTTTATAGAATCATAATCTCCAGCTTTTAATAAATCTACTGAGGATAGTAATGCTTTTTTTAGTTGTTGATTTTTACAGAAGGTAGAAAATTCTTCCATAACATACTCAGCNTCATCATTTGTAATTTTATATGCTTCTCTTAATTTTTCTTTAATAGATAGTTGTAATACTTCATTTTCTATTTTTTGCAACTCTACTTTTAAAACGTCCATACTTGGAACTGTATGGTATTTGGTATAGTAAGCAAGTATCTCTTTTATAATCCATTGATGTGCTTGATTACCAAATGAAGATTCATCTAAGATATCATGTATGTTTACAAGAAAATCTTTATGAACTAGTAAAGATGATATTACTTTAGTTTGAAATTGAGGACCATATTGGTCAATTGATTGTAGAGTCATATTATACTAATTTTTCAAAACGTTCTTTTAACCACACATCTACATTTCTAATTAAATTTCCTAAATTATCTGTATTATACATTTTTAAGAATATTTGAGGTTGAAATGTTGGTGTTGGTTCTTTCATAAATTTATCTAAGTATTTGATGTCATTTTCATCTATCATAGGTTTACTTAGATCCATAACTTTATATTTCTTTTTTAATCCATGAGGATCACTTAATAACCTAGCATATAAAATATGTTCTGTTAACTTATCTTCTGCTATTTTTAATAACCCATCTAGACCTAACTCCTTACCTCTTAATTCAGGAAAGTATTTATATAGTTTTTTAGGTCCTAGACCTTTTAGACCCTCAATTTTATCAGATGAATCTCCCATTAATAGTTTATATAATAAGAAATTATCAACAGAACATCCAAATTTTTCTAAAATTGTATCTGGTGTATAGTATTTCTTTTCTATAGGTCTATATATAACTAGATTTTCTTTAGCTAATTGTAGGTAATCTTTGTCACTAGATACTATAAATATTTTATTATTTGGATCATGTGATAATTCTTCTCCCATATAAGCTATCACATCATCAGCCTCAACTTTATCAATCTGAACAGTTTTTACTGGGAGTGTTTTAAGATATTGGGCTATTCTTTGTATTTGATCTATTTGGGAGTCATTTTCATCCTCAACAGAATCAAATGCCTCCCAATTAGTTATCCTTGTAGCTCTTCTTCCAGATTTATATTCAGGGATAATATTTTTTCTACTATCAGAACCTCCAATACCATCAAAAACAACATACACTTGATCAGCTTCTATGTTTCTAATTAGAGCTCCTAAGGATCTAAAGAATCCTCCTAAACCTCCTACATGAGCTCCATTACTATTAAGAGTTCCAATAACAGCAAAGTTTCTAAAGAATAGATTTAAAGCATCTATTAAAATTATTCGTTTTTCTTTAGGAGTATCATCCCCATCCTCTTGAATTCCATCCAAGAGTTTCATTAAATCCTTATTTTTCATATTTTACTCTGGTTCTTTAATAAAAGTTGATATACCTGTTTCAGATTCATCTTCTTCTATGATTGTGAAATCTCCTCCTCCTAATATCTCAGCCCATTCTTTAGTATGGCTGTTTTTATAATTCTTTAAATCTTTATCACTATCATTAATAAACCCATGAGGTGTTGTAACAATTTTTCCTCTTGTCTGGACTCCATTGATATGATTCTTATCTATTTGAACATTAGTTCTTTTGGCAAATTCTACTTGTTTACCATCCTTAATTGCTTTGATTTTAGAAGTTCCAGAGTCAGCTATGTTTCCAAATGTTACTACAAATGTAGCATCAAACCACATAGCAAATCCTCCTTTATTCATCATTTTAGGTTGACCCATAGGAACTACTGCTTTAGCTGCCCATACTTTATTGGTACAAACTAATGAATTTGTATATGGGGATGACTCCTTACGAGACAATGTAATGCGTTGATTAACACTGTTACCAAATTGAGTTGACATAGCACCTGCATTCCACTCATTATTATTTTTATTGGATTTAATAGACATTTCACAAGGAACTGATCCTATTGAGTCCCATAAGAACATTAAATCATAAGGTAAATTACCTCTTTTTTGTTCATCTATCATATCTAGAATAAATCCAGCTACATCTTCTATAGAATGAATTGTTTCTCTATCTACATATAGAAAATTACCTTTATAGTCAACAATTTCTCCTGTGTCTTCATCAACTACTTCATCAACTTTAAGTCCCATCATTTTAGCATGTTCCCAACTCCATTTCATCTCAGTAATTATGAATACTGGAAGAATTTTACGTTTTTGGGAAGCAACTGCTGTCTCTAATAATGCTGTTGTTTTTCCTGTGTCAGAATGACCCCTTAGGAGAACTATATGTCCTAAGGGGATTCCAGGTATTGATAATACGTCTGTAAAGGCTGGGGAAAGTGGAATCCACTCTTGGTCTTTAAATTTAACACTTGAAGTTAGTCCTTTTTTAGTTTTAAAATTATCTAAACTAAACCCAGATTTAAGTTCTGAGGAGACTGCTTCCGATAGGGATTTTTTACTTTTAGCCATACGTTTTTGTTATTTAAAATGGTAAATCATCATCATCATCATCTTTACTATCAAATAAAGAATCAAACTTGTCTACAGGAGCCTTAGTGTCCTTTTTAGATAAACTGTAATTTGATTTTGGATCAGATGTAGTATCTTTATCAAAATCTGATGATTTCTCAGAAATAATTGCTCCTTCTTCAGCTTCAGCTTCTGGGTTGATAAATCTAGCTAATAATTTCTTGATAGCATCATAATCTTTCTTATACTTACCTTGAAGTTCTAAGATATCATTTTGATTTTCTAACCATCCTTTAATTTGATCAGCATCTGTACTTAATGGAGATGACTTACGTTTAGGAGTAATTGTAGATAATAGAACTTGTCTTCCACCTACATCACCATACTTAGCTTCTAATGTGAAGTCAATACCTTCATTGATATCTGTATAGTCACCATAGTCAGGATCATCTGCTAAACTTAGAAGTGATTGGTAGATATTTTTACCAAATTCCCAAAGACGAACTCCTTTGTCTTCTTCTCCTCTAACAATTACTTGAGCAAAAATTCTCATTTTAGGATCAATTTTCTTAGCTAACTTCCAATTTTCACTTTCATTAGTTTCACGTAATTTCTTAGCAAACTCTACAATTGGATCTTCTTCACCCCAATTGCTTAAGGAATAGATAGCAAATTTATCAAATCCATAATGGAGTGATACTTCTTTAAAAGGCCATTCATTATTAAATTTTGAAGGAACAATTCTAAGCTGATATTTACCTTCTTGCTTAGGTTTCCAATAAAGTGTTGTGTAGTCAATCTTTTCTCCTTTTGATTTACCGGAAGTAGATTGTAAAGAGCCTAACTTACTCTTAATCATGTTCAAATCCATAATATAACTTTTATTTATTAATATAACTAAATATAACAACCTTTTTGTTAGGGGCCAAACACCCCTTTAACCTTTTTATAAATCAATAATCTTAAATATCTTAGTATTTAATTGTTTAATTTCATTATGTTGGGTTAACAATATACAATTTCTATAATGTTGCCAATCAATTGGATATTTAGTGTCTACAACACCACCATTTAGTGATTTGATTAACTCATTTAGAGCATTTATTGTATATAATGTATTAGTATCTTTTTTTCTATGTACTAATATTGTATTTGANGGGATTTCATTAAGATTTCCTTGATCTACATTGTATGTAATAACATATTCCTCATTACTTTTTATATATAATGCAAAAATCTTGTTATACAATATATCATACTTTTTCTGAATATCCTCAATTAGGGAGTCCATCTCATTAAGAGTGGTGAAAGTACAAAATAATTTATTGTTCATGGATGTAGTATCAATGGATGACGCAAAGTCATACTGATGATACATATGTGAAGTTTCTAGGGGACTAATATTCATAACTTATTTTTTAAAAATTGTAATTTATGCCTTTTTGGGCTTTAATATTTAATTTATATTTACTAAAAACATCTTTTATTTTAAGCATAACTTCTTTTTCATTTTTATCAACATCAAATAAGAAGGAATCATACACATATAATACTAATTTTGTATTTTTTCCTCTTAAAAGTTTTAATACATCCCATAAGATAACAATATTATTTGACGTCTCCAAGTTTTGAAGAAGATAATTTAATAACTTTTGGGGATTCATATTTTAATTTTGTATTTTTTCCTCTTAAAAGTTTTAATATATCCCATAAGATAACAATATTATTTGACGTCTCCAAGTTTTGAAGAAGATAATTTAATAACTTTTGGGGATTCATATTTTCCAACTCTTCTTTTTTATATACATGGTTTGATATTGGGCAAATGATTTCTCCTTTGCTATTAAAAATTTCCCACATCTCCTCTGTATATTTCTTTACCTTGCTAAAGAATTCCAGATGTTCATATTGTTTGAACACTCCACCATAAAGTTGTTTAAATGTTAATTCTTTAGCCTTTTGATAATCCACCCCATACATCTCAGCAAAGGATTGATGAATATCTTCTCTATCAAATTCATACCCAATAACCCTAGACAATAAAATAGGGTGATAAGCACGTATGTCCATATCCACAAAAAAGTCATTCCTCGGTCTAAAACACTCCCTCTCACCATTTTTCTTATTTAAGGCTGAAAAGTTAATCCCACCAAAAGCATTAGAAGGTCTAGTGGTTAAGGTGTTAAGATTATACTGGGTATAAATATAGTCTTTAGCTGGGTATTCAAAGTATTCATTAAATAGTTCATTGTCTATTTTAAGTCCATTTCTCTCTATCATATTAAATACCAAAGATGCTTTAGTATCATAAAATGGGTTTATCTTAGATTGAAAATCTTGATTCACATATAAC